TATTGGGTCAACTACTATGTATAGTTGTGATGTAAAAATGGACTATCAGTTGGAAAGAAATGGAAATTATGAATTGATCCGTTTTAAACAGATCAAAGATTTTGTGAATCCAGCTTTACTGACTGAACCATCTCAAGATGGAGCCTACTGCAAATTTGTAGTGAAAGAGCTTTTTGAAGATGGTAAAGAAACTATTATTAAATCGATTTCTTAATATTAAATAGTTTTTGTATTTAATTTAAATATCTAAACCTTGTTTCATTAAACCACCCTTCGAGGTGGTTTTTTATTGCCTGAAGGAAAGTTATGTACAAGTTAAAGCTAAATCCTCAAACAAATGGCTATGGCGTAACACCGGGTGATGATGTAAAGCGTCAGCAGATGGATGGAGGGCGAGGACGCTATTACATCGATGTAAAACGTAATAGCCACATTGTCGATGTGAACTGGAATTTAAGTAAAACTGATTTCAACAAAATGATGGCTTTTTGGCGTGTATACCAAAGCAAGCCAGCTTCATTTTATGCGGATCTGGTCATTGATCAGGGGACGCGTCAGCAATACCAATGCAACTTCATTCCCAACTCATTCAAGTCTAGTGAAGTGAACGGCAACTTATATCGTGTAAACGCACAACTAGAGGTTGTTCAAAACCAGCCGAACCTTACAGCTGATGCAGCATTGATTAAAGATTGGGAGGTCTAATGAATAACGAATACGCCAAGTTCTTTCTTAATCGTAAAGTCGATATCTATCAACTGGAGTGTATTGAGCTCTCACATCCATCTTTTCTAAATACTTATCGGATTGTTCGCAACGATGACAGCGGTGTCTATGTGCAGCATAAGGCAGGTGCTGGTCAGGTTTTTTATGAATATCTGCCTGTGTCAATTCAGAGATCCGGAATGCTGGGTGATCTAGACCAGACCTTAACTGTGTCAATTTCTGGACTGGGTGATGTATTGCCAGATGAATTCGAACGGGTTATCGAAGGGCAATATCCAGATGTAAAGCCAACAGTAAATTACCGGATTTACAGTTCAGACAATCTGAATTCCCCAATGTTTTATTTACTTGGCCTCCAGCTTGCCAGTGTTGCCATGAATCATAAAGCAGTGACATTTAAAGCAGAATCACCACGGCTAAACACAAATAAAACAGGGGATATTTTCTCTCTTGATCGTTTTAGTGGACTCAAGGGGGCTGTATGAAAAGTCACGACCATTTGCTTGATAAGCAATATGACGAAGAGCATTACAACTGTGTCCATTTTGTTCACGAAGCTGCAATAGATCTATATGGAGTAGATCGAGGTGAGGCTCTTGAATTGTTTATGCAACCAAAAGGAAAAATTACCTTCCTAACATCACGTTTAAAACTCTTAAATCCGCTGCCCATGCCTAAGGAGGGATGCATTGTCGCCTTCCATCCAAGACAAAGAAACAAGCCCCCGCATGTGGGGCTTTTTCGTGAACAAAAGATTCTTCATCTAATGGAAAGCGGAGTCACTTATTTACCTGAAGAGGTCGTCATGGGAATGGGGTTTAGTCGAGTCAGTTATTATGATTAAAGTTATTTATAAGCAAGATGCATTGTCTGAAGAAAAGACAATTGAATATGCTCACACAATAGGGCAATGGCTAATTTCCAAATACGAATCTATGCCTGAACATGTCCGTATTTTTCACACCGCAAGCAATATGGATCATGCTGAAATCTCTTTTGCTAACGAAGTCACACCCAAGAATGCATTTGACTTAAAGCAGCTTGATTTTTTACCTGGTACTTTCATTGTTATTGAGAACCCGAAATGGGTTGCTGCTATCGTTTCAATTGTAATTAGTATTGCGATCGCGTTTTTAATGCCTACGCCATCGATGGCGCAGACTACTCAGAATATTAATCAATCTTCATCTGCAAATAATGAACTTTCTAATCGTGAAAACAAGATCCGGGTGAATGGGCGCATTGCAGATATTTATGGAGCAGCTTGGGATACGCCTGATTCAATAGCCGTGCCTTACAAGGTTTATGAAAACAATATTGAAGTTGAGCATATGGTCGGGTGCATAGGCCGAGGTCAATATCATATTAAAGGCGCATACGACGGTGAAACCAATATCGTTGATATTGCTGGGGCATCGGTAGAGGTCTTTCGACCAGGTGTAGATATCGTTTCAGGAGAACCTTACTTTTCGATTGGTACCGAAATTACTACGCCGCCTTTAACAGTACAGCATCAAACTTCTGTTAACGGTCAAGTCTTACGGCCAGCTGATACACAGACTTTAGAAGGGACCAATTACCTTCTTTTTGCATATCCAAACGAGATCCTTCGGGCAGCTGCTAATAATACCGATTTAACGACTAAATTTGTCAGCAATGATCGCATTGAAATCACTAATGCTTCATTTACTTATAACGGGCAAACATACGATTTAAACGGAACTTACAGTGTCCTATCCGTTGCCGATGACCGCATGACATTATCAAATCCTGCTGCGGTTAATCCAAACTGGTTAAAGCTAAAAGAACTTACTAATCAGCAAACAGCAGCAGCCTCTCCAAAGCTTGTATCCATCGGTGAGAAATGGATTGGTCCATTCATATTGGACAATATTGAACGTAGTCGAGTGCTTTGTAATTTTGTGGCCACAAATGGACTTTATACCGTTTCTTCAGGGGGCAATCAGGCAGCTGTAAACGTCACGATTGAGGTTGAAGTTACTCCAGTGAATGAATCGGGTGCAGCAATTGGTAATCCAATGCTAAAGCAGATCATTCTCAAGGGTTCGGCTAAGTCACGGCAAACTGTTGGGGCAACGCTGGATATGGTCACATTTCAGGGCCGCTGCAGTGTACGTGCTCGCCGTTTAACTCCAACTCCTGGAGTTACAACTGTTGTTGATGATGTGAAGTGGCAAGCACTATACGGTGCATATCCATTGCAAAGCACAACGTATGAGCATGAAACGGTTTTCCGTGCACGTACATATGCAACGACTGGAGCATTGTCGGTTAAATCTCGAAAGATCAATTTCGATCTTCAGCGGATGTTGCCAACCTATAAAAATGGAGGAATGACAACAGAGCTATTTCCAACATCAAGCTTTGCTGATGCACTGGTCTCAATGGCACTGGATGACAAGATTGGCCGCCGTACGATTGAAGAGATTGATATAGAAAACATCTATCGTACCTATAACGATATAGTCGATTATTTTGGTACTCCATTAGCGGCTGAGTTCTGCACTACTATTGATGATACAAACCTTTCGTTTGAGGAGCTTGTTACCAACCTTTGTGATGCGGTCTTTTGTACAGCATACCGGCAAAATAATAAGCTTAAAATCTACTTTGAACGACCAACCGATAACTCGGTCTTACTGTTTAACTTCAGGAATATCATTCCGGATAGTTACAAGCACGACCTGACCTTTGGTGTAATGGATGATTACGATGGGTTGATCTATGAATACACGGATCCGACCGATGATAGCCGTATCAACATCTACTTGCCAGATAAAGGAGCCAAGAACCCAAAAGAGGTAAAATCAGTAGGTGTGCGTAATAAGTGGCAAGCGCATTTCAATGCTTATCGGCTTTGGAACAAACTTCGATTTCAGCGTAAATCCATCACCTTTGATGCGGCCCCAGAATCAGAATTACTGGTTTTACGCGACCGTATTGCCGTAGCTGATTACCGTAATGGTATCCATCAAAGTGGGGAAGTGGTAAAGCAAGAAGGCTTAATTCTTACATTGAGCCATGATGTCGATTTCATAGCTGGCAAGAGCTACGTGATTTATTTGCAAATGGGAGATGGTACCGTTGATCTAATTCCTGTTACTGCAGGATTTGCCAAGAACAAAGTAGTTTTAGGACGGTTGCCAAACAGTGCTCTTAAATTGAGTGCAGATGATTTCATTAATACGATCTATACGGTTGTTAATGATGATACGAAGGACTCACTACCTTATCTGGTTGCAAAGAAAGATCCTGTAGACCAATTCTCAAATACGATAACTGCAGTGAATTACGATTTGCGGTATTACCTCAACGATAAAGACTTTATTGACGTGCCAGTTGATGATTCACCAATTTACATTCGATATGACCAGTTAGATATTAATCTTGCACGTTTATATCAGATGCAAAGAGGCGACTTGCCAACTACAGGCGAAATTAGCTTCGTGGTTGAGGCGGGCGCTTTGGTATCCAGTTCGAGTTCACTTAGGACGGAAACCAGAATGGTTTATAAGCATACAAATAATTCCGAAACTAAAGAGTTTATTGTTCCTGCTGCTCCTGAATTACCAGCGATCGATACAGGAGAATTTCCTTCAGGTCTTATCGTAAATCTTACAATCAAAGGAGCAGTTGTCGGGCGTGGTGGTGATGGTGGATTGCCTCATTTGGCATTTGGGGCATGGACTAGTGATCCAAATTATAACTTTACCAGAACGCGCCGTGATGGGTTCCAAGGCGCACCAGGTTTAATGAACCGACACAGTAAATTGAACCTGATTATTGATGGCGGAACACTGGCTCGTGGAGGTTCAGGTGGTGGTGCAACTCCTAGTGGCATCTACACTGAACTTGGCTATGGAGTGCAAGGTGTTCCTGGTGGAGCTGGGGCACCGTTTGGTCGAGTTATGACGGGACAGCCAATTTACAACGATACTCAGGACTGGCGTTGGTACTTTATTGATAGCTTTATGGTGGTAAAAGTCACTGATGCTGAAGCTGAGATGCCGGGTAAAGGATACCGTACTCAAAATGATCGTTATGGATCTCCATTGTCGGGTGATGGTGGTGGATGGGGCCAGCGCGGTACCAAGTCCACCAATGATGGGACATGGAACTGGAATTATCATGGCACTACTGAAGGTCAGCCAGGAGCGGGCGGTACTGCAATTGTAGGAGTTGCACCAATTACAACAAAATTGATTAATGGAGGGAGAATCCTACAAACCCTTTAATACTTTGAAAGAACTTAAAGCACCCATTTTGGGTGCTTTTTTATGATTGGCCCAATGATGGATTGGACAACGAACAACTACCGCTTTCTAGCGGTTTTTCTATTTCTGGAGAAAAAAATGGAACCAGTTTCCACTAGTGGTGTAACAGCAATTTTAAAATTTTATGGTGCAGCAATTATGGTGACTTTAGCCGTCGCGTTAGTTGCCGCAGTAGTATTGATGACACGTATGCCGCGTTCACCTCAAGAATGGGCCGTTGGGCTCATTTGTACAGTCGTATCAAGTTTAGCAGGTGGATCATTCATTATCGTGAAGTGGGGCCTTCATGAATGGGTTACTGATGTGTGGGGAATGATTGCTTTAGGGGGCTTCTTCTTCATATGCGGTATTCCCGGCTGGGCTTTAGTCAGGTGGATCTTTAACTTCATTGCCAAACAAGAAGGTAAAACAATTGTTGAAGTAATCAAAGAAGTTAAAAAAGCCAAAGATGATATTCAAAATAGTTAACCGCCTTAGGGCGGTATTATTAAATAGTTCACATATATTTCTGTCATCTGTCGGATTTAATTAAATGATTTAAAGACTTGTTTATACTAAATGTTCAAAATAAAAATAGGATAACGCCGTGAAAAAAATTATTTTAGCAACAGTAATTGGCTTTAGTGGAATCAGTAGTGCATTTGCTGAGTGTACATATAGCTTTGATGCAACATTAACTCAGTTACAATCTTTAGGTAATACTTCTGTTCAAAAGTTTCCAACTATTATAGGAAATAAGTTTTCCTATAAGACATCTCAGCAAAGTTCCATTTACACGGCTTTCAGTCAAGATTATCTGACAAGGGTATTAGCCGCAAATGACTCTCAAGCTATGCTCTATACGCGTGGTGACAAAATACTACCGACAACTGGAATTATAGCGTTTGAATATAAAATTAAAGTTCCTACATTAGGGAATACAGGTTATGTAAATATTTTCCCAGCTTTAGCGGCTGGCATTATGCAGAATGGTAAGGCTGTAAATTTTATAGTTGCTTATCAACATGGACCTACGAATAATAACTTCTATATTCAAACTACATCAAATGATAGTGCGCTAGTTTCTAATGGCTTTAACTTAGCTCCAGAAGCTACTTCTGATGGTTATCAAAAAATTGGTATCTATATTAATCAGAACTCTAATCAAGTTGGTTTAGTTTTTAATGGAGTTAACAAAGGTTATTTTGCAACGTTCCCTTCTAAACTCGATAATCTATATTTTTCATTAACCTCTAATTTTTATGATTTAGCAGCAACTGATGCGAATAAAGATGTTTCGATCGAGTTCCTACTGGATCAATCAAAAATTACACAAACTTATCCAACAGGTACTAAGGATATTTGCGGGGTAGCTTTGTAAAAAAGCGAATTGAAATAATTAATTTTTCTCATCAACCGCCTTAGGGCGGTTTTTTATTATCTAAAGGAAAGTGAAATGAACATCGAACAATATCTTGAAGAACTTATTAAACGTGAAGGCGGTTATGTAAATAATCCAGCGGATCGAGGAGGAGCAACTAAGTACGGCATTACTGAAGCAGTTGCTCGAGCAAATGGTTTTAAAGGAAACATGAAGGACTTGCCTTTAGATGTGGCGAAAGCTATTTATCGCAAAAACTATTGGACCGCTCCACGTTTTGACCAGGTGAATGCCGTTTCTTCTGCAGTAGCTGAAGAGCTTCTAGACACTGGTGTGAATTGTGGTACTGGCTTTACAAAACCACTTTTACAGCGCGCATTAAATTTACTGAATAATCAGGGCAAAGCAGGCTGGCCAGATCTTACGGTAGATGGAATTTATGGCCCAGCTACTATAAATGCGCTTAAAACTTATCTGTCTAAGCGTGGTAAAGAAGGAGAGAAAGTATTAGTGCGAGTACTTAATATCATGCAGGGCCAGCGTTACATAGAAATCTGTGAAAGGAATCCTAGCCAAGAGCAATTTTTCTATGGCTGGATAGCTAATCGAGTTGTTATATGAAAGTATTTCATTACAAAGTTTCTAAGTTTGCTTCAATTATCATATTGCTGTGCATTCTTTTTTCAGGATGCACAGCTCATACGATAAACAGTTATGTAAATGTCCCAATCTGTGTAAGAGCTCTCTAAGGAGGGCTATGATCCAAGTAGTTTGAAGAAAATATAATTTTATTATGAATTTTTTATTCATATCGTGTAATACAAGGTTGTCCTTTGATTTTTACCCCAGCTGCCCATAATAAACATTCAAAGTTTCCTTGATTGTCTAAATATTTCTCTGCTCCATGACCAAATTGAGAATAATTAATTCGTTGAATCATCTTTGTATCAGAAGTATTTAAGGATTTTTCAACCTGCTCATATACTTCATCCTTACTACCTAGTGTAGTGTCTCCAATTTTATGGCTTTTATTCCAAAATACCCCTTTTTTTAATGTCATATCCTTAGAATTAAAACCAATAAAGATTTTAGTATCTCTTGGTAGATTACGCTTTAAGCTGTCATTTAAATTATGTCCTACAGGACCAATAGCTGGAGCTAGAGAAATTATGCGAATCTTATTAAATCTATTTGTCATAGCCTCTTCTGGAATTATTTTATGTTTAGGCATATCTCTTGCTATTTCTGGCTTGTAAACAGGATCTAATAAGGAGCTAAATGCTACAGCAGCGCCGCGACTATGCGTTATAAAATATAGTTCATTTGTTGATTTTAATCTATTCAGTATCCTTCTCAATCCTATCTGTCCGGCATAATTTGAATATGTAAGTGAATCGCCCCAATAAAAGTAAGGAATATCTAAGGTTGTCTTTCCGTTGTATAAACCATCCCAATAAAATTCAACATAGTGATTTTTTACACCCGTAAGGCTATCGATTCTTTCCTCAACTTCTTCATAGAATGTTTTAGCTTTTGAAAAATCATTGTTAAAACCATGTATTAAAAAAAATGTTTTACTTTGAGGGTTTAATTTTCTAGCTTTATTATTTTTTATTTCTATCTCATTGGAAGCTTTTAAAGCTATTAAATTAATATCTTTCTTAATATTTTCCTCTAGTGTGTATCCTATATTAAATCCATTAAAGAAAGGTTTTTTGGGAATATAGTTTGGAGATTCAGGATATATATTGCCATTTTGATCAACTACGATTCTAGTCACAAAACTACTGGTTTTAGCTGATATTACTGAATAATTATTTGGTGGGATGGCGTGAAATCCCGCACAACCAGATAAAGTACAGATTAAGCAGAAGATAGTCAAAAGTTTCATATCTATGTCCTTATTATCAAACTATTAGTTCTTACAAAAAATTCTATTTATCAGCTAAAAAATGCTCACTAGCTAATATGATAATGAGCACTTTATATTTCGTAGAGAGCTAACATTTTATTCAGGTGATTAAATTTTGCTGTGTGTAGCCTAATGCACTGATTTTATTTGTTAATTTGTGAAATATTGTGATGATACTCCTTCTGAGTTTGTATTACCTGCGATACTTTCACAAAAGTTTTGGAATTGTCTTCTATCAAATTGATGTGTGGAGTTTGGAGGTACAACTATAACTATTGAACGTTTTGTTCCAGCTGTCTGAGCATTAGAAGCAATACATGTTCTCGTAATAGTTGCTGCAACACTACGATCGCAAAAGTTTTTATATTCCCAGATATTTGTTGAACCAACTTGAGTTTGACGCACACAATTGCCTGCTGAAGATTGTTGTGGAGGCGATGAGCCGCATGTTTTCTTCATTTGACATGATGAACACAAACCACTTGGGCCAACTGGAGTGCCATCTGGACAACAGGGTACAAACATTGCACAAGCAGCTATTGCTGCTGTTGAAAAGCTAAAGAAAAAATTGATTAATATAAATGATGCTAATTTAAACATTTTAGATACTCCTTGAATATCTATTTAAATTCAACCACATCACTAATTTGAACTGCCAACATGTTACTTTGAATCAATAACTTATAGGCTTTATATTAGACAATTATGTGTGGTTGGCTCACATTTTTGTGTTCATAAGTCGAGTACTAATTAGTCTTGATTCCCTTTTTTAAGTATTGATTTGTAATTCAAGTTCTACATTTTTTAAAGCATTTTAATAGATGGGATTAATCTGTTAGTTTGAGATTATAGACCACCATTTACAACCAACAATTAATCTTGTTAATTTATATAATTGCAATATTTGGATTGAATTTGTTATTGATTCTCCTTTTATTATTTTATTTAAACATTATACTCTACTTTTTTTTAATGTGTATTTATTTTCGCAAAACAAAAAGCAAATAAATTGTTAATTGCTAATGAGTAATAATTCATCCCATTTAAATGGGTTTCTACTCAATTTATCTCTACTCATTGACCAATTTCTATTTGGTATAAAGCAGGGACCCACCCCAATCTTTTTCTTTCCAAATTTACTATGAATACCATCCATAGCCTGCATCAAACATTCCTTTTTCTCGATGTGCTTAAAGTCGGTTAAGAGGTCATAAGTATGGCCAGACTTGGGTTCTAGACCTGTCAGTACAACACCGCACTTCTTATATTTAATCCCTTCTTTATAGATATCTTTCAACATTCTTGTCGCTGCTTTGACAAGATCTAATGCGCAGTCAGTCGGTTCTGAAAAAGATCCTGTAATAGATTTATTGTAAAAGGACATATTGGGATCAAAAGGATTTGACTGTACAAAAGCAATCATACATCCACATAGCAGGCCTTCATCACGAAGTCTTTTACACGCATCTTGAGCATACATAGAGATAGCTTCTTTTAGATCCGTTAGTTCAGTTACACGACCACCGAAAGACCGGCTTGCAACTATTTGCTTTTTTGAGGGTGGGGTGTGCTCGATCTCAATGCATGAGATACCTTGCAATTCATAGATCGTGCGCGCCATGACAATCGAAAATTGCCTTTGCATCTCTCGAGGTTCTGCACAAGCTAAATCAAGCACTGTGTAAATTCCCATGTTTTGCAACTTTTTTGAATGCTTTCGACCAACTCCCCAGACTTCCGAAACATCGATAAGTGAGAAGTAATATTCTTTGTTGCACGGATCCATTGATACCAGATCACAAACGCTGTTAAAGCCGGGGTTTTTCTTTGCAATGTGATTGGCAATCTTTGATTCAGTTTTACTCCTGCCAATCCCAACACATACAGGTAAACCGAGCCATTTCCATATTTGCTGCCGCATTTGTTGCCCGACCTTTTCAAGATCGAAATTCTTCTCATAAGCTGTGAAATCAACAAAGCATTCATCGATTGAGTACGGTTCAACTTCTTGATCTGTAACATAAGAAGCAAGGATCGTATGAAAACGTCTCGACATTTCTGCATACATTGCATAGTTGCTTGATAGCACTAAGACATTATGTTGCTGAACAATATCTTTGATCTGGAATAGGGGAACGCCCATTTTAATGCCTAACGCTTTTGATTCATTGCTGCGAGCAACGGCACAACCATCATTATTGCTGAGTACAATCACAGGTTTGTTGTTCAAACTCGGGTCAAAGACTCTCTCACATGAAACGTACATGTTATTGACGTCAATCAAGAAAAAGACTTTATTCTCATGTTTCATGACTTAATGCCGTGTCATTTTAATGATATGAGTGACAACGCCCCAGATAATCAGTTCCTGACCATCTGCCAGATAAATATTTTTATATTCTGGATTTTCTGCTTTTAGCCACTGGCCAGACTCGTCGATCATTAAGCGTTTAACAGTAAAATCATTATCAATAAGAGCAACAACAATATCGCCATGTTTGGCGTCAAGGCTACGATCGACAATTAGTTCATCATCAATATCAATGCCTGCATTTAACATAGAAAGCGAAGCAACTTTGACAATAAACGTAGCAGTTTCATTTTTTATTAAGTGCTCATTCATATCGAGAGCTTTGTCTATGTAATCTTGCGCTGGGCTGGGAAAACCTGCGTTAATCTTTTCTAACGCGTAAGGAACAAGAATATGAGAGGAAGGGACAACAAGCTTAATTGAGATAACATCTGATAAAACAATAGATTGATTGAGATATGGTTTTATCTCGATAATGGACGGTACAATATCGCTCATAGCATTCCCCTAACTTGAATTTGTTACAAATTCAAATGATATGCTAGAGCCAAGTTTAAATACAAATTAAAAAAAATGATGATAAACAAATAGAAGTCAAAAGCTGACGCTGCCAAAAGTGCATTTGGTCGGAAATTCTACACTTTTAATTAGCTGATTTTCTTGGTTTTGGAAAATAGTCAGCAGTAAATTCGTCTAAGGGCATCTCAAAGAAAAACTGATCAGCATCTTCTTTTTTACAGTTCAACCAGTCTTCTCGATACTCTTGTGGAATGATGATAATCGACCTCTTTTCATCTTCAGGTTTATGGAATTGGTTCATAAAAGGATGATTGTCTGCATTGATGGTCAGCATCGACATAGATCTTACTAGCTGCCCATCAATAACAGTTGAATCATAAATAGCAGCTACAGTAAAAGGTAAGCCATCCTCTCGATAAATTCCCCATCTTTCCGCTTTACCATTCACATATCTGGGTTCATAGATCTTTTCTACAGGTATTAAAGCAAACTGGCTTTTAGCCCATGCATGTCGGAAGCTCGGCTTTTTATCAACTGTCTCAGTTCTAGCGTTATATGTATACTTTGAGAACTTTAAATCATGATTCCAAGGTGGAATCATTCCAAACTTAACTTGCCGCCATTCTATATGGCCATCTTTAGAAAATATAAGAGGGCAGTCGTAACCCGGATAAATATCGGCCTTATAGTCGAACGTTGGTTCGAATAGATCAAGTAGGTGAACTCGGTCTTTGTTTATTGGTTCGTAGTTAGCACACACTTCAGAAATCCTAATAGAATGTATATTTTTCCGCATTGGATGTAATTCAAAGAATTTTATAGTGAGAATATAAAAATAAAATTTTAATTTTAATCTGAATATATCAATAGTAGAATTTACTATTGAATTAATTTAAATAAAGAGAAGATAGAATGCAACCAACTAGCATGGAATTATCTCAAAAAATTAGATTTCTTTTTTCTGTATTATCAGTCCAAATTAGGGTGAATAGTACAAATGGTCTTACTGATCTAGCAAAAGCAATGGAAAATAGTTTATTGGCAACTATAAATTCTGCTTTTAATAAAAATTTTGTAAATATGAATGGTGCGAGCTCAAATTTTCCTGCAATTGATTATGGTGATTTAGGATCCAAAGTTGCACTGCAGATGACAGTAAGTAATTTGAAAACTAAATTTAAAAATACAATTTCCGTTTTTAAAAATAATATAAACTTATATAGCTTTTATCGGAAAATTTGGATATTTGTTCTCACAACTGATAATATTCCAAATACAAGAAAGGTGTTTGATGATATTGTTGTCATTGAATATTTCACATTCAATGACATAATTAATGCTATCGAAAATATAGATGTAATTGAGCAAAAAAAAATTGAAAATATTTTAGATAATGAGTTTCATAAATATTTATCTTATACTTCTCCTTTAAAGTATGAAATTGATGTTAACAATCCTATTTCTTCCAATTTAGAATCATTTAATATATTTATTAATACGCATGAATGGTATGAAAGTAATTTGGATAAGGGTTATTGTTATGTGCGAAGTAAGCTAGAAGATTTTAGGAAAGCACTAAGTGTTTGTTCAATTAATGCAAGGCAAATACTTGTTAGTATTATAAAATTGGCAAAATTACCTCAACAGCTAGATGAAGAAATAAGTGTTAATTCTAGAGATTTGATTGGTGTGTTAAATATTTCATCTGAAAGAGATTTTGAAGATTTTAATTTTCACTTTGAATTTTTGGAAAAAAATAATTTAGTATCTATTTATAAGAATTATTTAGGTAGTTATGTGAGCGGTTATGATGTTGTTTTGGAAAGTGAAAATATACTAAATCTTAATTATAAACTATATGAACCTGATGTAAATTTATATTCATCTTTATACCTATTTTATTTGGAAAATTTTACTGCCCAAGAGTTTTATGGAGCTATAGTAAATGTCGATTTTTCTCAAATATACGGTTAATATAATAATTTTATTAAGGAGTTTTTAAATATGTATAAAGTTAAAAGAAATCCTCAAAAGTTCGAGCCATTCGATCTGTTTTCTACTTTAGTAGAAGAGCTTGGATATAGTATTAGTGAAAAAAATATAGTTGAAAAAATAACCAAAGTATTTTCTAAAAGTATTGAAGATGCTACAAAAGCTGACACTATGGTATATGGAGCACGAAATGAAGGGCTTTTTTCTTATATGGTGCGAGGGTTGGGGAAAGTAAAATTTATAAAAAAAGAGGACTCAGGTGATGCATTTATAAGTACTTCAGAGAAAATAATAATACCAGATTTTAGAATTATATTAGAAGATGGGAGGTTGATTTTTGTTGAGGTTAAAAATTTTAATAAAAATCCAATAGATAATAAATATAAATTTAAAAAAGAGTATATTCAAAGTTTGGAACGTTATTGTAGATTAAATAAAGGAGAGTTGAAGGTGGCAATCTATTATACAGGTTTTAATAGGTGGGTTTTATTGTCACCTGAAAGATTTGTTGATAAAGGTAATAGTTTTGAAATTGAAATAACGGATGCATTTATGTATTCTGAGTTATCTTGTCTTGGGGATTATTATATTGCTACCCGGTTCCCATTAGAAGTGCATTTAAAAGCAGATGAGAGTAAAACAAAAAAAATATTAAGTAACTCTAATAAAGAAGAATATAACTTTGTCACTAAGCAGATATCTTTTAAATCTGGTAATAAAAATATTGATGATAATATAGGTAAAAAAATTGCATATAACCTTGCGCTATATGGGGAGTGGGAAGAAAAGATTGACTATTTGAAAAGTGATGGAAAGTTAATAGGTATCAAATTTACATATTTCCCAAGAAAGGAAGGAGATGAAATTGAAGATAATGAGGATGTTACAATAATTACTCAATATAGCGTATTACTTACTAAATTCTTTAGTATGAAAACTTCAGATGAAAAAAATATTAAACTTTTATCATATTCAGGAAAGCCTGCTGATGTAAGGAATTTAATTCCTAAGAATTATAATAATCCTAACTTCCCTTTATTAAAATTATATTTAAGAAGCAATTCAGAAGAGTAATTGCTTCTTAAAATTGATAATTAAGCAGCGCTCAGCATTTTAGCAATTTCCGAAGCTGTAGGGTTGTAGTAAGTATTCACTAAAACACTAATCGTTTTATGGCCAGTAATTTTCGCTAGGATCTCTACTGGTAAACGGTAGTCATGAACAAAACGGGTGATAGCTTCATGGCGTGAGTCGTGGAACGTAATAACACCATCTAAGCCAACTCTCCGTAAGTTACGTTGCCATATTAATCTAAATGCATTCGAGGTTAGAGGAATCATGCGGTCATCGTTAGGATCGTCAGGCAACCAAGAAAGTAACTCTTTTGCTTTAGCAGTTAATGGGACATCACGAGAAGTACCATTCTTAGTATCTAATAGGCGAATGAAATCGGGAAATATTAATCGCTTCTCTACACTAAGTATTTCACCTTTACGCATTGCAGTTTCAAGCGCAAATAGAAATGACCAGGCAACTCGGTGTCTTGGTTGAACAGGTACTTTTCCCCATTCATAATCGAGTCCAGCTAAAACTTTATCTATATGGTTCTGACAAATCCTTTGATTACGTGGAGGAGGAGCAGTAGGTTTTGATATTTCTTTGAATGGATTTTCTTTAGTTAGAAATAGTTCTTTCCGAGCAAAGTCGAAAACAGAGCTATACATAGCCATTTCACGAATGACAGTTGCACCTTTAACTTGCTTTAACCGTTTATCAGGCCATTGTTTAACTAATGCTGGTGTTAGGTCATGAATTGATTCATCTGCTAATTTCCCCCAATTTTTCTTTAGGCATTTAAGCATTTGAACAATTAAGCGGGCACTCTTCATTTTTCTGCCTTCTTCTTGATAGTACTGTTCAAAAAGGGCATAGAAGGAGATATGGATTTTTTCAGGCTCAGGGTTAGCCTGTTGAGATTGTAATTCTAATAATTTTTTTGCGGCCCATTGTTCACACTCACTCGCAGTATCTCGAGTAGCTGTGTAACGTTTTCCTAAGTAACGAACAGTGATGCGCCACGCGTCCCCGCGCTTAACCGGCTTTTGCATAATAACACTCCAAATTTCGTGGTGTCGCCGCGACACCAAAATTCGTGAATGCCTAAAAGACATCTACTTTTTTGGTGTCGCAACGGAAATATAAAGCGTTTTTTAATGCGAATTTTGACTATTTTGAGTAGTCAAAGCTGACCGATCGACAATAAAAAACAGGCCACATAACTCGTTAAAGTTATGCAGCCTATTGATTTTAATACATAAAATCTTGGAGCGGGAAACGAGACTCGAACTCGCGACCCCAACCTTGGCAAGGTTATGCTCTACCAACTGAGCTATTCCCGCAATGTGAGCACATTATAGAGTGTTTCACTAAAGTGTCAACACTCTTGTGATCTAATTGAACGTTTAATCAGCACGGCGCCAAACTGTACCTTGACGCGTATCTTCTAATACCACGCCTTGGTCGAGTAAAGACTGGCGAATACCGTCTGCTTTAGCAAAGTCTTTTGCTTTTTTCGCATCAACACGTTGTTGAATGAAATCTTCAATTTCAGTATCAGACAAAGCAAGCGCTTCTTGTCCAATATCCGATTTTAAGAAATCATCTACATTGTGTTGTACCAAACCT